CGTGCTGACGCATGACCGGCGGCGAGGCATCGACAAGCTGCTCGCCGTCCTTTAAGGTGTAGTTCTGCACCTCCTCGACCTGCTCCGTGCCGCCGTCCTCCAGCGGCTTATCGCGGATTTTTACGAGCACGTAAGTCACGTGCCTGCCCTCAGCGTCGATGACGCTGCAGTGCTTTTCAGTTTTCATACCTTCTCAGCTCCTTTTCTACGTCTTTCAGTGCGTTATTCATACTTTTAATCTTCCCTGCGTTGTTACGCAGCCCCCGACGGAGGCCGTCGCGCGTTCCCAGCAACATACCTAATGCGATAGGCGCAAAGGCTAATGTCGAGAGCGCAATCGCTTGCAGCCAGTCTCGTAAATCCATAAAATCACCTTCTTTCTTTAAGGGCGCCTACGGCAAAGCGCCTTAGGTACGACGACAATCTGGGCCTCAAAATCAAGTTAAAAGCACATAAATCTCTTGAATATATGAGCTTTGATAGTGGAGAAGAGACTGACCTTAATTATTCAGGCGGTTGCCTTGCCTTGCCCGGATGGAGATCGGGACCTTGGGGAATGCAAGTCCGATACGATATGCGTTGGAATACTTTGTTTACGAGGCGATACTTTAACGAAGGATCTGAATGGGACGATTGGGTTAGACTCGCCACCTGCATGCCACCTGAGGTGCATGATCTGCCGCTCTACAATGGCTATACCAATCTCGGCTGTAAATACTTCCGCACACAAGAGAATGTGGTTTCTTTTGCCGGAGAAATAGAGCGAAAGAGTGGCTTTCATCAGGATGAGGCCTTTGCGGTACTGCCCGAGGGCTTTAGGCCGGATCATGCGATCGTCGTGCCGGCGCTACTTTATCCAAGTTTCACGCCAGCGTCAATTATCATTAAATCTAACGGTGAGATTTGCGAAACGATAACAGCCAGTGACAAATCGCTTTATATGCAGGCGACTTTTGTCGCAAGTTAAACAGATGCTGGATATGTCAACTGGGCAAAAATATATTCGGCGCTCGTAAATGAACCGCGGACATAAATATTGCCTCCAGGTTGAATGACGATTTGCCCTATCTGATAAGATATCGGAGCGTTCTGTATCAGCAGCGGTGTGACGACATCCCATACCGGCAGAAAACCCTCTGGTAATGTGCCGATTATTTTGTAGTCATTCCAATTAGCATTTAATTTTGTTCTAATACTTACGTACACTCGTCCAAACTGATCTTTTGCATAATAACAGGTGCTATCATCGCCTGCAATATTTAAAGGCAACGAATGCACCTCTGGCGCAATGCACCGTGCAAGCTCATACCAGATATCGCGTGCCGGGATAGCATCATCTCCGGCACGTGCAAACCAAAAACGGCAATCTGAAGCGCCAAACCACAAATCGTAGCTGCCAGACAGCGAAGAGCGTAGCTTAGCATACGCGGCGTATTCAGACGGCATATTTCCGTCCCAATCTGAGTCTGTTGTGCGGAATACCAAACTTTTACCGCGCGGAAAAGCACTTTTTGCGTTAATATCGCCTGCCAACGTAAGCGTTTCCTTCGCCAAGGGTCGCTTTGCCATAGCCGCCCTTAAGTTCTCCGCATCATCGGCTCCCATAGCAATGTCATCGCCCGTCAGCGTCACATCCGCGCTCAGCGTCTTCCCGTTGATTTTCCGCGCCAGCGGAACGAACAGCTTACCGAGCGCCCTCTTAACGCTCGACCACAGCAGCCGCTTTGCCTTGCCGCCGTCCACGCTGTCCGCGATCATCACGCCGTCCGCGTCGGCAGGTGCGGCCTTGGCGGTGATCTTGGTCGGGTCGATGGCATCGAGAGCGTTGTTGATCTGCCGCAGATCGTCCGCGCCCGCGCCGTCCATGCCCTTCTGCGCGATCAGCAGCCAGTACGCGGTATCGGTCGGCTCGTGTCCGATCGTCGCCGCCGTGCACACATAAGACGAGCCGCCAAAGCTGACCTTGTTGCCGGGAACGTAGGTCTTTGCGGCGTCATATGTCTGCCAGACGTTCCGTGCGGTCTCCGCAGAAACCCGGCTTTTCTCCGCCGAGTCGCGTTTGTTCTCCGCATTCACGCGCGCCGTCTCTGCCGCGATCCTCGCGTTCTCATCCGCAACGCGCCGCGACTCCGCCGACAGTCTCGTTTTCTCGCTCTGAACGCGCTGACCTTCCGCGCTCACGCGCCCCTGCTCGGCCGTCTGCCGGGCGTTCTCCTGCTGCACGCGCTGCGCTTCCTCGGCGGACCAGTTGTCCGCGGACTCTTCCATCTGCGCGAAGACCTCTACAATCGCATTAAACTGCGGCGCGACGACCTCGCGCGTAAACTTCTCAAGCGATTTCTTGTTCTCGTAAGGCGTTCCGTTCAGAGTATCAGGCAGCGAGGTCATGCCCTTCTCGTTGAACTGCTCGTCTGTGATCTTGTAATCACGAATACTCATTATGCACCTCTTTCCTCTCCGGCTTCGATGTACTTCACGAGAATTTCATAGATACCGAAGCCCTCGTTCAGTGCGTCTGAAGCAAAGATAAACTGGATCATTTTCCACTTCTTTACCTTGCAGCGGAACTGACGGACGCTGTTCGCGCTTGTTTCAAACGTAAAACGTTCGAAATCAATGTCCTCGAACGTCAGCCGGTCCGCGTAGAACTCGCGGATGCGCCTGCCGCTGTCCTTCTCGGTGCGGACATACAGCTCGCACTTGCTTCTCGCGTATCTCTTGAGATGCACCGCGCTTCCGCGCTTGGGCATGGTCTTGAGCATCGCGATATTGCCCATGCTGTCAAGCTTGCTTGCCCACTCCGCATGGATAGGCGCGCCGTCGTCGTTGTAGGCGCGCATGAGCGTCTCGTTCTCCTCGGTGGTGACCATATCGTCGTTGAACTTGCAGATCCTGCCGTCTGCCGTGCCGAAGTACAGCGTCTGGCGGTCTGCGCGCAGCACGCGCGCCGGAATGTTGATCCAGTAGTACCACTCATAGCCGTTATCGCTCTTGTCCTGATTGCCGTCCGCGACGTAGGCTCTGCCGTCCACGACGAGCACATACCAGCCGCGCCACGTTGCCGCGACCGCCTCCTCAAGACCGTGCTCCTTGGTCAGTTTTGGGTTGACGCGCCGCGAGCGGCAGAACAGCTGACGCATCTGCATGTTGTTGTAGTAGGTCGTCGTCGGCGCATAAACGCCTCGGGGACTCAGATACAGCGGATCGTCGTTGAGGTTCGCCGCCGAGTACCGCGCGACCGCGCCGTAACCGGGCACGCCCTCCTTGAGCGGGAACGCCGCGACGTTGTTCGTGATCGTTCCGACATGGTGCCAGATCGTGCCCTCCTGCCGGTTGTCCTTCTTGATGACGAGCAGTTCCCCCTGCGCCTTGAGATAGCACATGATAGGAAAGTCGCTCGAGCCGACAGCGGAATAGTTGCTGTCCGGGAAATACGTCGGGTCGCTGAGGCCGGAGAACCATTCCATGTTTGCAAAGCCGTCGTTTCCGGACAGGAACACGCGGTCTCCCGAGCCGTCCAGACCGTAGATTGCGAAGATCGTGCAGCCGAAGATCTTCTTTCGCGTCTCGGTGGTCTTGGCGAACTTGATTTCAATGTTGCTTGTGCCCGCGTTCTCCGGTGCTCTGGGCGCCGAGCTGAGCGTCACTGTGCCCTTCACCGCGTCGAAGCTCTTTACCGCGATGCTCTCGCCAGTGATATGGAACTGCGCCGTAGGCGTGACGTCCGCGTCAATGCCGGCCACGTCGAGCTGAAATGTCGTGCTCGAGCCGTCCGCGACGAAGCGGTTGCGCCGCCACTTGGAGATCATGTTGACCTTCTCGTAGGGCTCGCCGCCGCCTGCCGGCTTGCGCTGATAGCTTGTCAGCGGGCAGTACGCCGTATCGTCCGCGACGCGCTTTACGCTCGTTCCGTCATAGACGAGGTATTCCGCGCCGGTGAGCAGATACAGCTTGCCGTTCAGGTAAAACCCCTGTGTCCGGCCGCCGCTCTTCAGGCCGGTCATCAGCGTCTGCTGACTGCCCGCGATAGGCTGATAGGTGTCCGTGTTCAGACGCACCTTGTACAAGGTGTCTCCGGCGTGGACGATCATGGTTCTGCCGGCCTCGGTCGTGGCCTCGTAGAGGAAAATACCGGCGACCGGCTTGTTTTCGCCGAGGTTCAGCACTGTGCGCCAGCCCCACCGCCGTTCGGGCGCGCCGCCCTCGTCCGCGATAACGTTCACCGCGCGCGGCGAGCGGCCGTCGTCAATCTGCGTCTCGTCCGTGGAGTAATCCACGCCACGAAAACGCTTGTAACTCTTCCTGCCGATGGTCGGCGTTGAGAAAGAGGGGACCGTCGCCTGTCTCATGCGCCGTCCTCCTCTCCGTAGCCGAGCACCGCCGGCGCGCGGTCCTCGAGCGCCTGCACAAAGTAGTTGCGTTCGAGTACCATCTGCGCCTGCTTGTCCTCCTCGTCGATCATCAGCGCGGACGCCAGTCCGTGCGGCAGCGCCCCGCGCGTGATCCTGTCGTCCCAGTCAATTACCGTATCGTCTATGCTGTTCACTTCGGGCGCTGTTTTCAGCTCTTCTCTGCCGTCTGCGGCGCGAATGGCGTTTTCGTACGGCAGAGCCTCCATCAGCAGCCGTTCAAGCAAAAGCGGCGAATACTGATCAAAATCAGTATCGCCGCCCTTCGCAGTAAACAGAATAGCGGCCGCCAGTTCAAAAATCTTTTTAACTGTTGCCATTCTGCCCTCCTGAGATTTACTTGTCGGTAGCCTCAGCGACATCCGAGGTCAGCTTGCCCGCCTTGCCGAACGCAACCACGCGGATGGTCTGGCCTGCGGTCATAGCAACCGTGCCGCCGGTAGCAACCTGCTTGAGGTTTGCAGAGAAACGCGGGTCCGAACCGTCCAGGGTGTACCAGATTTCCTCTGCGTCCGCCGCCGTAACGGTAGCGGAATGCGAGGCGATAGCCACAGTGCAAGCCTGCTGGCTTGCCTTCTTAGCCACAACGACAACCGAATCCGCACGGCTGGAAAGCACAAACAGATCGTAAATCTGACGGCCCTCAACCAGAGAACCGGAAACGCCGGGGGGATCGGTGTGGATTTTGGTATCGTCAATGGTATACGGGAATGCAAGCGCCTGTTCGTGAATTGCCAGCATGTAAACATCGGTCGGGAACAGTCGGTCGGGAACCTTTACAACAGTAAAGCCCGCAACCTCGCCAACAACGCCCGTGGGCAGCTGCTTGCCCGCCAGATTGTCCAGCTTGACCCACTCGTCCGAGAGGATGATCTTCTTATAGTCACTCACGCGGACAAAAAGGATACGGCCGTCATCCGGAACATAGTGATCGTCCATATAGGCGGCGGCATCATAGATGATGGAGATAATGTCGCTCTTGGTCGGTGCAGCAGAAACGCCCTGAATATGGCCGAATCGTGCAATGCGGCTGAAGCCGTACTTGTCGCCGGTCGGCACGCACTTCTCGGAGATCTGCTGGCGCAGGTACTGGCCGGCCTTGTTGCTGATAGCCTGCTGAGAGCCGTCGCCCTTGTCTACAATGGCGGTAAACGCCTTGTCCTGGGTGATGGTGTACTCGTTTGCAATGTCCTGTACATCGTTCGGCACGCCGTAGCGGTCCTTGCCCTCGCGCTTGTAGTCATTCAGCTCGCTGGTGAGAATCTGGTAGACTTTGCAGGTTTTCTTGCCGATCATGTCAACGTGCGCCTTGCAGTGCGGGCGCAGGAACGAGGTATGGGTATACAGCTTTTCTACAGCTTTCGCATACTGTTCAGTAAGATAAATAGGCATAGTGTAAAATCACTCCTTTTAGAGTCCCAGAAGGCCGCGCAGGAACGGGTCCGAGGTGTCGCCCTCGCGGCCGGTCATACTGCCCGGGCTCATCTGTCTGTTCTGATTGTTTTTCTTTTCGATCTCGACCTGCTGCTGTGCCTGCTCGCTCATATAGCGCCAGTGCGCAGCAACCGGGGTCATGTGCTCCTTTGTGACGAGCTCAGCCACGCGCGGCGGCACGTCCTCGACGCTTTTCGCGCCGGAGACCCTGACGTACTCGTCCCATGCGCGCGTTTCGGCCTCGTGCCGTGCCTGCTGCACGGTCTGGTCGATACGCTGCTGCGCGGCGGTGATCTCCACCTGCCGCTGCTGCGCCGCGCGCACCTGTTCGGCACGCTGCGAGGCGAGACGGCCCTCTGCAATGGCCCGGAGCGCCGCGTCCGGCGTGTCCGGGAACTCACTGCGGCACTTTTCGATTTCGCCCTCGAGCATCTGCTGACGCTGCACGCCCTCGAGCTGTTCGAGGTACTGCTGACGGCTCATGCCGGAGGCCTCGGCGTACTGATCCAGCAGACGGAACTCGCGTTCGCCCTTCGCGTCGTAGTTCATGCCCTTCTGAAGGAGCTCAACCGGGTTTGCACCCAGCGCGCCGGTGAGCGCCTGCACCGCGTCCGCAGGCAACTGGAACCGCCGTCCGTTGTAGACGAGCGGTACGGTCTGCACCGGCTGATTTTCCGCCTCCTCCGGCGGGGTCTCGCCGCCCTCCGGCGGCAGGGTCTCCGGCTCGTCGTGCTGACCGGGGTCAGTCTGCTGGTTTTCCAGACCGCCCTCTTCACCCTCCGCGCCGCCGTCCGGGGCAGCGGCCTGCTGGTTTTCCAGACCGTTTTCTCCCGTCAGGCTTTCGAGGAAAGCGCCGCCGTCGAAGCCGTCCATGTCCGCGCCGGTCTCGGATGAATTGCCGTCCCCGGCAAAATACTGCAAACCGATACCCTCGCGAAGCTCGCTTCCGTCCATGATGTTTCTGGTTTCCAAACTCATAGAGCAAATCCTTTCTATTGCAATCGCCCGCAGGCGTTTGCGGCGTAGTGTTGTTTGTTTTCCCTGCCCTGCGGCGGACGCACCGCCGTTCCGCAGGCGGTACGCCCGGCATCCTTGCACACAGGGGGAATGTGTGGCCCGGGCGCGCGGCCGATATGGCGAGAGCCGCCGCCCGCCGCAGGGCAGGAAAGATGAAGTTGAGCGCGGCAGCCGGACTTGAACCGGCACCATCCGCACGTTTTCGCATTGGTGACTGGTCGCCGCGTCCGCGTGCGGTGTATCGTCAATGTGACACCCCTTAGCAAGAGGCCGCTCTATCTTTGAGCTACACCGCGCATATTGTTCAGGGCTCTGACGGACGGGCGAGAAAAAGAAATAGGAGGAACTCGCTCATCCGCCTGTATCCCCGAAGGTCATCGGGCGGTAACGCCCGTCACGGCCCTGAATAGAAGAAAAAACGTGGTTCCGGCGCTCGGACGGACGCCCGGACGGGGGAATGTCCGGGAGGGAATGTCCGCCAAAAAAACTGAAAGGAAATGTAAACCCAGCCCAGGAAGAGGCCGCCGGGCGGCATCTCAAACCGCCCGTCCGAGCGCCGGAAAGAAATCAGTATGTCGGATGATCCGGAACTTCCACGCAGCATCCGCTTTCGGCAGGTTCAGAGCGGTTCCCCGTTTCAATATCCTCAAGGAAACTCTTGATGGAACCGTCCAGATCAATGTCCTCGATCTGCGCGCGAACCTCGAGAGTATGCAAATATTCGCCCATGTGTCTTTTCTGCTCACGAAGGAGATCAATAGAGCGGTTTGGGGTAAAGACGAGAGTGCCAGCCTCATGCTTGATGACCATCTTATGCAGACGCTCATAGCGAATCAGCGTTTCAAGATATTCGCCAAAAAACCGGTCATTGTAGTCAGAGCTGCAAACGAGGTAGGAAACGTCCCCAAGCTTGAGATCAGAAATAAATTTCATATCATATCACCTTAAAATCTGAATTTAGGCTCTTTCCCCTTGCGATACTTCGCCGGGCGGCATCTCAAACCGCCCGTCCGAGCGCCGGAACAGAAAAATCAATAATCAGGTTCGAGAATCGGAACGCCGTACTGCACAGCACATTCGCGCTCGATCATACAGCCGCGTGCGTCCTCCCAACCCTTGGCGAAATAAACGAGATCCGCATCAGCCAAAAGCCGGATAGACTCAGCCAGAAACCAAAGCGGCTTTGCGTCGTGCGGCGCGTTCTTGAAGAAAGAGTCGATAACTTCGACCGGCTCACCGATATATTCAGTCGCTTCGCGGATAGCACGCTCACGCGCGCGTTCAATCTCATCGTTGGTCTTGCCGTTCATCGGCTGAGAAATAAAGAGCTTTTTCATGTCATCTCACCCCAAACCGGAACTTCTGTTCCTTGCCCTTGCAGAACTTCGCCTTCGCGGTATTCAGCGCCTCCTGCATCGCGCCGAACATCGCGTCTACCTGCTGTTCGGTGTACTCGTAATCGCCGGTTGCGAAGTTGCCGATCAGGCTGATCGCCTTGCACGCTCGTCCCACGCGCGGCTCTGCCACGCGGATAAAGCGCTCCGCCTTGGTTTCAACTGTCTTTCCCATGTTTACATTCCTCCATTATTCATAAGCTGCTGCATGCTTTGCTGCTGCTGCATCCTCTTCGCCGCCTCGACAAGCTCCTCCTGATCCTTGACGGAGCCCTCGGGCATCCGCGCCAGAAAATCCGCATTAGACGGCATAACACCCGCCGTCTGCAAGTTGTTGAGCGTCGAGATCTGCAAAATGCGGCTCCAGTAGCTCGCCTCGCCGATATGGATGTTGAGGTCGAGCGCCTCGACCGGGAGCGTGCCGAAGTCGTACATCTCGACCCTCGTCTGTTTCTCGGTCTGCCCGTTCTCGCCCGCCGGAACCTCGTCGGTGATCTTGACCTGCCGCACGCCGTAGTAGGCGTGCATCATGTCGATGAGCACCCGCTCGTAGTCCTCGACGAACTGGTAATACGCGATCTTGGTCAGTGCGAGCGGCGCGGCGTTCGCGGTCTGCACCGCAACGATGGCCGAGCTGTTCTCCGGGTTCTTGACGTTGCCGAGCGCAGCGTCATTCGCGCCCGCGCAGTTCTTGAGCGCGTCGGTCATGGTGCTCATAATGCCGGTTGCCTCTGTCGGCAGCGGCATCGACCCGGCGACCGCCGTCAGCGCCTCCCTGACGTCGCCCGACACGCCGATATAGGGCGCGTCCGGGTCCCAACCGTTCGGGAACTTCGAACGGTTGTACACAAGTTTCGGCATTGCCGTGTTGATGAGCTGCAAGGCGATAGCCGTCCACAGCTTGTTGATTTCGATCTGCGTGTTGATGAGAGGCTTCACCTCCATCACGCCGTGATAGCAGTTCTTGCGCGGCTTCCAGCTCATGTACGCCACCGGATACAGCGTCATTCCCGTGGTCACGTCCGGCTCGATGAGAACATCGCCGCAGCTGCGGCAGTAGTGGACGCACCCGTCCTCGCTCTTCCAGAAGCGCACAAGCTCGGTGCCGAGCGTATCGTTCTCGCTCTGCTCGTCGTCACCCTTGTACAGGCCGTCCGAGTCGCCCTCGATGCGCTCCCAGTCCTTACAGCCGAGCCGTTTCGCGTCGCGTCGGATCTCGGTCACAGGTCTGCGGCGGACGACGATGATGTACGGCTGCTCCTGAAGGGTCGAGTTCGATGGATTGCCGAAAAGGATGTTGGTGTTCATCACCTGCTCGGCGCGGATCTCGCCCTGCACGCCGCCGAGGCCGGAGCTTTTGCTTCCGTCAAAGTAGAAATACAGTGCCGCGTCTCCGTCTACGCAGGCATCGCGCAGGATGGAGTGGTGCATGCTCTTGAGCTTTGTCCGCTCGACAACGCGGTCAATGGACTGCTCGAGGATCTTCGCGGCGTACTCCGCCTGCTCGTCCGGCAGGAACGGCTCAATGTCCTGGTCGACGTCGTTCGAAACGATCTGCGCAACCTTGTAGTGCACGATAGGGTCGAGTACGTTCATCGTGATCGGCCGCAGCATCTTGGCCTTCAGGCCTTCCCATTGCCGCCCCTCGACGAAATTCTCGCACTGCTTGACGTCCTCATAGAGGTTCAGACCGTTGTTGAACTGTACACCCTTGTCGTACTCCGCACGCACGCGCGCGGCCGTGATCGTCTCAGTATTCGTCTGCATACAGATCCTCCTGACCGCGTCCCGAGCCGGAGTAGTTGAGGATGTTGGAGATCTCGCGCGATACGCGGCCCTCGGTGGTCAGACGCGCATAATACTCCTTGTCGTGCTCGCTTTTCCAGTGCTCAGAGGTCTCCTTCTCGCGGATGAGCGCATCTTCGAGTGTGTGCCGGTCGCTTTTCAGCGTCTCGATCTCGCGTTTCACCGTCGAAAGCTCCTTTGTCGCCCGCTCGTGCTCATCCTTTTCGAGCTGAAGCTCTGCGCGAGCCTCCTGAAGCGAGCGCCGCAGCGTGCACGCCGCGTTCTCGCCGTCAGTGAGAGAGTTGCGAAGTTTCCGATTGACGCGAAGGAGCTCGTTGCGCTCGTTCTCTATGGATTTCGCAGTTACTTCCCACGAAACGAGCTGCTCCTCGTTGTCCTCGAGCGTCCGGCGCAGCCTTTGCGCCTTCCGCGCCTGAATGACCGCCTCCGCGCAGGCGGCAACAGCGAACGCAACGCTAATACCCAAATACATTTCTGGTCTCCTCCTCTGTGCTTACATAATCCTCGTCCCTTATTTCCGGCAGATCGGCCGGAAGCGGACATCCATCACAGAAATACCGGATTGCGTCCGGTCCGTGCGTCAGCTCGTGCGGCTCGGTTGCCGTATCGTTAGGGTTCTTTTCGTTGTGCTGCAAGCCCGGCAGTGTGCGAATGAGATTCAAGCAGGTATCAAAAATCTGCAATTTCGGTCTAAGCGTACCATCCACATCGGGCACAGGCTGCAGCCGGCGCTTGAGCTCGTACCATCCGGCCACACGACCGTTGCTCACCTTGGAGAGATACAGACCGTACTCCGCAAACAAGTCGGATACGCTCTTGCCGGTCTCCTGCCGCCTGTTCCACAGGTCTTTCGGCGCGAACCATGCCGTGATATCCTCGTTACCGTTTGCGTTCAACAGCCGCTTGGCCGCCTCCGGGATGATAAGGTCGGGCTGGTAAACCTCACGGTAAACCACCGCATAATCGTTCTCATCCACCGCGATCCAGTACGCCGCCAGCATGTCGAGGCCGTAGTCGATCGCAACATACCGTCTCCACCATGCCGGAATCTCAAACGGACGAACAACGTGCAGCTCCCGCTTGAACTCGGTGAAATACTGTCCGACGTAGTAATCCCAGTTGCCCTCACGCAGTGCAATGTAGATTTCACGCGGCAGGTTCTTCATGCGTTCCTCATACTGTGGGTCTTTGGAAAGCAGAAACGGGTTGTCCTCCAGCTTGGCCGGAATAAACAGCCGCGTGCCGCCCTCGCAGCGGTGTACCTCCATCGGAGCGCCGATATCGATAAACCGGCTCTTGGCGTTGGTGTGTCCCACGCTGCCGGGGTTGGCGGTGGATTTGACGTGTCTTGGAAACGGTCTCGTGCCGCGCACGCGAGAGATCATATAGGTGTACATTTTCTCGGTAAAATGCGTCATCTCGTCAAACCGGATCACGTCATACTCGGCGGACTGGTACTGCTGCACATCGCCCTCGGTTGCAATGTATCCCATCTCAATGGTTGATTTGCCAACCTTCCAGATGTGCTCGCTCTTGTTGTAGCTGGCTACATCGACGGGGTACAGCTCCATTGTCTGCGGCACCATCGAGCGTTCCAGCTCCTTGAACGTGCGTCTGAGGATCAGCTGTCTGCTGCCCTGATACCGCAGGGCGTACACCAGCGCGTCGAGTGCCTGAATGAAAGTCTTACCGCCTCCGGCTGCACCGCCGTAAAGAACCTCGAAAGCATCCGTGTCCATAAACAGCTGCTGCTTGGGTGTAATCTGAAAGTCAAGATTCATCGCTTACCGCCTTTGCCGGGTCAACGAGCGTCAGCTGCAAGTTGATCTCCGGAGCAGCCTCTTTCTTCTCGTTCAAATGCGCCTCAAGCGCCTCCTGCCGCTCCATCACGTCCTTGAGCGTGCCGGACAGCTCGCGCAGGGTGGTGCCGGTGTAGTTCGTCATGATCTTGCCGAGCAGCTCGACCTGAGCCGGATCTAAGGCGACGCTTCCGTCCGATGCGGCCTTCCGCAGGATCTTGAGTCCTTCGTCCAGGTCTTTCATCTCGCTGAGCGTCGCGGCAGCCTTGCGGCCGAGCGAACGGACAACATCGTCCACGACCTTGTTGCACCGCTTGATCTGCGCACGGCGGATCTCGCGCCGGGCGGCCACGCCGTCCTCGTCTCCCTCGTTCTGCGTATGCACCCAGTCCGCGAGCGTCGATTTCGGAATGCGCAGCCGGCAGGCGGCGTTTGTGATCGAGACGCCGCTCGCCACGAGCGCAAGCGCCTCCTCTTTGAACTTCTGGTCATACTTGCTTCCGCGCTGCTGCATCCGATCACCTCCCGCTCGTGTTTTGTTTCTTGTTTGTCTTTGCTGAATCTAAGTATAATCGGAAAAATCGGACAGCCCGTAGGCCGCTAACCTCTTTCCTGCGCCGTGCGCAGTTTGAACGAGTGCAACGGACCGTCCGTTTTGTCCTGCTTCCGCTGAACCTAAGTATAATCGGAAAAATCGGACAAAACGGACAACTTTGTTCGCGCAGTAAAAAAGCGCCCGGACGAGCCTCACGGCGCGCCCAAGCGCTTGTGTTTTCAGTTATTTGGTTTTGCAATGAATTCCCGCTCGTACTCCTTCAGCAGCCTGTCCAGCGTCGGACGGCTGACACCGTTTTCCCGCGCGAGCGTCGCCTTGCTCTTGTGCCGCGTCACCCAGTCGTGATACACAGCCGCCATGTCCTCGATAACGGTTTTCTTGCGTCCCTTGTATGCGCCGTTGCGCTTTGCGATAGCGATACCTTCCCTCTGGCGTTCCAGCATGTTCTCACGTTCGAACTGGTTGATCGAGGCGAGGATCGTCATCATCAGCCTTCCGTTCGGTGTCGAGGTGTCGATGTTCTCCTTGAGAGAGAAAAGCGTAATGCCGCGCGCCTTCAGGTTCTCAGTCAGCTCAAGCAGATCTTTCGTGCTGCGACTAATGCGGCTCCAGTCCATGATGTAGATCGTGTCCCCCTCTCGTGCGTAGTCCAGCATCTCCTTGAGCTTCGGCCGGTTCATATCCTTGCCGCTGATCTTCTCGATGAACCACTTGTCGATGTCATACTTTTCAAGCGCTTCCACCTGCCGCGCCTCGTTCTGTTCCTCGGTCGATACACGCACATACGCGAGTTTTGCCCCGTTTGCCATTTTATCCACTCCTTGTTGATGTTTTGTAAAGTTGAACTCTTGACTTTGCTTTACACATGTAAAACAAAGCGAAAAACCATGCTATTTTTACGTTTTTCGGTACTCCTGCACACCTGCTCATTAGGGCATGTCCTATTTTTACATCAGAGGGCGCAGCAAAGCGGACGGGTGACACATCGTCAGTCCATCCGCATATATCGTTCGACCAGCTTCCTCGGTCCGCTCTCATCCGCGTACCCCATCCGCCGGGCGCACTCGCCCCAGCTCTTCCCGTCCAGGTACCGCAGCCGCAGCGCGCGCCGGGTCATAGAGTCGGAAACGCTGTCGATCCACTGCCGCACCTCGTCCTGCTCGTCCCGGCACTGCGCCTCGATCCGCCGAAGGCGGTCCCGGGCGTCCTCGAACGGCCGTTCCCCGAACAGGCAGCCGACGCCGTATGAAATTTCCATGCGTTCGCGGTGACGCTTCTCACGAGAAAACCGCTCACGTTCCTCCTCGAGCTCGAGCAGCAGGCTTTCCACCTGCCGCAGCCGTTCCCTTGTCATTTCCGTCCATACCTCCTGCCTCTTCGGTCTCACGCTTCCAGCCGCTTACAGTTCTGCGCTCCCGCGCAGTTCCTCCCTTTGAAAAATACGAAAAGTAATGCGATAACAAATAGTTATCATTCGTCCGAATCTGTCCGAGGAAATGCAAGGGAATTGTTAGACCCCTTACAAGCCAGAAAAGCGGACATTTTCCGCTCTTTCTCAGCACCGCCAAACGCTGGCAGGCCGATCGTAAAGCCGCTTGCGTCGGCGGCGTATGCGCTCCCACGGGTCAGGCGCGGCGCGCTTTCTCTGCCGTGCCCAGTAGGCGTCGAAGGCCTCCCGGTCGACGATCACGCCGACCAGATACCGGAATACACCATACTGATTTTCCTTTGCCTCGCTGTCGAGAACCTTGACGCCGGGCGGAATTTCCCCCGCCTCGCTGTCCGGCAGACGAAGCCGGAGCGGCTCGTTCGGCTTTTTGAGGTTGCGGCTGCAAGAGTACGCGCGCCGCCCCTTGCTGTGCGGCTGATCCAGAAGATACTTTACTGTATCCTCGAAAAACTCGGTGTTCTGCCGGAGTGGCCGGACGTCGACCGTGCCATGCGGCCAGCATTCCCCGATGATCTTCGCCATCGTCGAGAGTGCACCCGCGCCCTCCATTCCTCGCAGAATGATATGGAAATGCGCGCGCACGCTGCACCCCGGCAGCTCGTGTTCTGCCGGAAACACGATATAAGCATGCTCGACGCCGAGCTTCGCAAGTCTGCGCTTCATTTGAGAATTAAACTTTTCGAGGTCCTTGCCCTCGTTCTCCGGCGCTTCCGCATAGGTAAGGCACGTAAACAGATCCCGCATCTCGCGGAAATTGCACGCGATAATCTGCATCACATTCCATTTCCGTGAGAGAGCATTGCATCTCTTTTTCGCCTCGCTTGTCTGTTTCTTGCGCTCGCCGCGCTGTCGCGGACTCTCCCCCGGCACAAAGCCGATGGAATAAAGCGACATCTGATAAAGATTGCCGTTTGCTTCTTCTTTCTGATAGATCATGTTTTCCTCCGGCGGCCGGCTCATGCACCCGCACCGCTGCATATACAGGGATAAGCCAGCCCCTTACAGGCTGGCTTTCCTGTTGTTCCTTTTCCGTTTCCAGACTCTGCGCGCCTCGGCCATAAAAGCCTTGCGGCAAACAGCCTCCGAAGCGCCGAAAACAAATGTAAGCCGCACCGCCGTCATGCAGTTGACAAGTTCTGCGGCCTCGAGGCCGTTTTCGGCAGCATTTCGGATGAAGCCGCGCACCTCCGCACCCGGATGCACGCCAAAAGAGCGCCGGTAGTGCGGAATGACAAGGCGCGCCGTCTCAGCAGGAGCGCGCGCCATCTCTTTCCCCTTCCACAAGATCAAAGATCGTGTTTTCATCCAGATCCCGAAGCTCAAGCTGTCCGTCCACGACGCGCAGCTTGAGCATATCCGCGACCTCGCCGTTAGACTTGCTTTTCTGGGTGACAGCCGAGGAGACGTTGTAATCAAAATGCGTTTTGTTGGTGTCGTGATAAACTCCATCCTCGTCCTGTTCGCCGACAGTCCAGAGCTCGACGTTGAGCTTGAGTGTCACCGAGCCCGCGCTCAGGCCCTGGCGGAGCAGGGAGTTCAGCATGTCATGCAGTTTGAGATCAAAGAGCTCGACCGCGTCGTTAAAAATCTCGCCGCGCAGACTCAGATCATGCTTCATCGCCAAGCTCCTTCCGGATCCTCTCGATGGTCTTGTCGACGCCGCGCTGACGCGCTACCTTGAATTCCACCTCGAGTGCGAACAGCGTCAGAATCTGCTCAGTGACGTTCGCGACGTCCGCGAGCTCAGAGGCCAGACGCTCGAGTCGCTCCTCGAGGCCGGACTCCTTGCCGCCGTCCTCGGAAAAGGCGAGCAGCTGTAAAACCTCGCTTGCCGCGCTCGACGCCTCGCCGAGCTCCTCCATCAGCTTGCAGACCTGCCGCTCCTGGCCGTAATAATTGGCAATCTTCAAAAGTTTTGCCGCACGTTTCGTGTTCATATTTTTCGTCTCCTCGTTTTTGTCTGTGAATTTTTCAGTGCCCGGAAATTTCGGATTTCTAAAATCAACATTATCCCAGTCGATGTCAAGCGTAGGCTTCACGTTCTCCGGCGGATCTAAGAAGCGTGCCGGTGCTCGCCCGTGCCGCATGTCGTCGATCCGGTGCATCAAAGTATTCTCGGCGATCCGGCAGAGGTTTAAGTAATGTTCGTAAAGCTCAAGGCAGGGAGCTTTTCCGTCCTCCGTGCCCGGCCGAAGTTCAAGACGAGCGCCGGTAGGATTGTCCAGAACAAAATAAAAAGTTCTAATTGACAAAGCTGAGCCTCCTAATCAATTTTGAGTTTCCCGTAATATCGAATGTCCATCCGGCTGACGTCCTCGGCCATACGCCGCAGCTTTTCAAAGGCGTAATCGTCGTCTACCTCTGCCCGCATTTTCGCAAGCTCGTCCGAGTTCTCCTGAAACGCCTCGAAAAACTTTTGCAGACGCTCCGGCCCGAAGCCGTAAGCGTCGTGCAGGCTGACCGCCGTAAGCCAGAGATACCGCTGCATGCTCTGCTCGACGTTCAGGAGCGCCGCCTCGTCCATCGCGAGCTGTAAGCGATCCCGTCGCGACTTGAGCACGTCCGCGTAGTTCATCCCGGCCGGCTTGCCGGGGTGCTTGCGTTTGTGCTTCATGCAAGCCTGTCCCCTTCCCTGCGCAGCCAGTCCGCAATCACCTTTGCAAACTTCTCGCAGGCAGCCTCATCAGTCTGCCGAAGCTCCGCGAGTGCCTGCTCGAGCCGCTCCTCCACGCCGCGCAATTCGCCAAACAAAAAGTTGACCTTGTGCGCAGCCGGATTTTTCGCCTTGTCAAGCCGTTCCTCTGCCGTCAGGGCGCGCGCCTCAGCCGCGCGTACCGCCTCGGCATTCTCCGCGCGGATCTTCTCGCGCAGCTCGCCCAGCTCCTCCTCGGTCAGCTCCCGCACCTCGGCCGGCCGTTTTTCGAGCTCGTCGAGACGTTCGGCGAGCTCTTTTTCGCGCTGCGTGGCGTCCGAGAGCGAGCTTTGAGCTTTGTCGCGCTCTTCGTTTGCCTCGCGGAGCTTGCTTCTGAGGAGCTTGTCCTTTTCCTTGAGCTTGTCGGCGTTCGCCTTTGCCTCGTCCCGCTCCTTGACAAGCGCCGCAATCTCGCGGCTCGACATGCTCGGCAGGTCGTGCTCTTCGGCGAGCTCCTCGCGCTCCTCCTCGGCCATGCCGAGCAGCGGCAGGATCTGCGAATACGAGAGCTCCGCGAAAGCGTCCGCCGCCGTCTTGCCGGAGAGCGAGACCTGCCCGCCGCCGAACTCGCGTGCAATGCGCATGTAGTTCTGCGCCGTGCTGGGCTTGTATCCGAGCTTGTCCGTCAGATAAGCCGTCCACTCGCCCTGCGGCACAAGCTGCTTTGCCTCCTCGAGCCGCGTGCCGATCTGTACGACAGCGTCCAGGAACACCTTCCGCGCGTTGTCGCGGATGGTGTTGATTTCCGCGGTTACGATCTCGATAGACCGTACCGCGACCACATTTTCACTCATTTACATAACCTTCCTTCCGTTCATTTTCGCGGCCTCGCGCAAATGGTCAAGATAAGCATTCATGAATGCCGCCGCCTCCGGTGTCCGTCTGCGGTTGCCCTGCGCGTAGCACTGTATGCAGTCGAGTGTTTTCGGGTCGATCTCGACTGTGTGCCAGCTCCTGCTCGGCGCGCTGCGCAGCCGCAGCACCATGATGATGGTCTTGCCGTCCGCGTGTCGGCCTGCATATGAGGCGACGCAGTTGTTCTGCCCCTCGCCCTCGCGCACAATTTCCTCTGCACTGTCGACTGGCCGGATGAAGCAGCCGCCGTGCCGCCACTTCATCCACCGCAGCAGATGCCGCCGTGCGCGGAACTTCGCGTTTTCGGCGTGATGCATCAGCTGTGCTTCTCGCCGCGTCAGCCGCATATGGGCCTCGCGGAGATCTGCCGGCAGCTCACCGCCGGCGAGGCTCAGGCGCTCGAGCTGTGCACGGTAGTCGCGCAGTTCGGTGAGCGTCGCGCCGGTCGGCTGATTCGCGCGCCGCGCCTGCCGCTCTATGTATCGGCGTGTCTCCTTCGGCGTCGCGTCAAAGAAGCCGCATAGATCGACAAATTCGACGAAGAAGCGAAACACGGAAAATGAGGACACGGCGAAGTACGCGCTGTCCTCATCCGCCCGCGCCGCGCCTGCTTTCTTGAGCTCTCGATAAAAGAGTGCCGACCCAAGCGACGCTCCCGCGTCAAGCAGCACGCGCAGATCCGCGCGGTCAAGTCCTCGAAACAGCTTTTTCGGGCTGTCCGCGCGCAGATTGATGAGGCGATTGAAAATCGCGCCACCGCGGCTCTCGCGCTCCCGCAGCCAGAAAATAAAGCCACGCTTCACGAGGTGCTCGACTGCCGCCGGATAGCGGCAGTAAAGCGCGAGATAAGCTGCGAGATCTTCGAGCGCATAGTTCGCGGAGTCGAGGCAGCTGTATTCAAGACAGGAGCCGCGCAGCTCAGCCGAGTCGATCGCGAGATAGCTCGGATAGTAATTTCCCATGCCATAATGCCATGTCGTCATGCCGATCTGCTTCACCGGAAGCGCGCGGTCCACATAATTAAATTTCCACTTTTTCGCGCCGCCGTCGAAAAAGACGATGCGTGCCGCTTCGCAGATGCAGTATTTGCTCTCGAGAAAATGAGGGTTCATCCTCACCTGCACCGACACAAGCCAGACCTCGCGTCCCTGTCCGCGCAGGAAGAAGGAAAACAGGAACGCCTCAGCAGCGAGAAACTTCGAGCCGTTCCAGCGCGAAGGATGTATCTCGCCGCGGCAGTGCGGACAGAACTTCCATTTCGACGCTGGGCCGCTCTTCAGTGGCTGTACAAAATGCTCCCGGCACCTCGTGCAGAAGCATTCATACCCGTCCTCGTGCCCGAGAAAGGGGTCTAAATCGTCTCCCGGATTGCGCCGGAAGAAAAGATATTCCCTGTGCTGTACGTGCTCGTCAATGAGCTGCTCGAGCTCGCCGCCGTCAATCGGCGGCATATCGTCTACGTTATACATATCCCCCTGTGCGCCTCCTCAGAGCAGGCTCATAAGGTCGAGCTCGTCCGCCTGTTTTTCCTGCCCAAGCGTTTGGGCTTCCGTGCCGAATGCCTCGGCAGGAATTTTGTAAAAATCGCAAATGACCTTGATTATAGGATTGTCGAGATCAATGTCATAGCCGCCACAGCTCCACGAGTTATTCTTCTGGTGCTTTTTTGCGTACTCATAAAGCGCGCCGAAGCACTTGTCAAAGCTCATCTCCGGATTGTCGAGGTCTGCAGCGATCACCTCGGCGGCGTGTGCGTCGTGCTCTGCGATCATCAGTACGATCCCGCCCATCTGGCGGGCGTTGTCCCTGGCGGCCTTGACCGCCTCACGGATTTTTTGCAGGCTCATCGTGCTCCAACCTCTCTCCACTTTTTCGAGTTCATGCAACTCTGTACCGAGCTTTCCGTGCGCCCGAGCTGACGCGCGATCTCGGAACGCGAGTAGCCGCTGTTGATCATATCTTGCGCTTCTCTGATCTCTGTGACCTTCCAGAAGCCTGTCTTGCGCGTCTTGATCACGCCGAGCCGGCGCAGATGGCTGCGCACGGTCTCCTGTGTGCGGTGAAAGCGGTGCGCGATCTCTTCGATCGTGACGCCCGCGCGGTACAGCTCCGCGAACCCCTCCGCCTCGCAGTCCGAAACCGCGACAAAGTGGATTTGGGGCTTGTCCTCTGTCTCCGCGCTCTGCCGGATGCGCATCGCCTCCGGCAGTCTCCGCCGGTCCTCGTCCGGCGTGAGAAACGCCTCGCGGACAGTGTATGTATTTCCGAAAGCATGGTGCGTGGTCTCCCGGACCTCAAACCGCCCCTTCGGATGGCGGTAAACTGTTTTTACGCCGATTACCATGGTTGTACATCTCCTCCGTGCGCGCCCTGTAAATGCGCGCCTCTATTTCCTTTTTCGCCTCCCAGACGTCCGGAAGGTCTTTCATCGGCGCGCAGACCGGATACGCGCGCCCCTCGTCGCCCATCGTCCCGACCAGGTGATACTCCACCTCGCCGAACAGCGTCCGCTGCACCTCGACGCGCACGCGGTCGATCTTGACGCGCGGCAGGTCGGTGAGCTGGCTGTAGGGCTTGATCTCGAGCCCCGAAAAGCTAATCATCCGTCTTTTCCGCCCTTCTCGCCGCGAGCCGTTCGTGCAGCAGGCGGAGCGTGCGCTCATACCGCGCCTTCTCTTCGCGTTTTTTCTGCCGGCCGTAGAAGTCCGCCCACTGACAGGCGGACTCCATCGCGCGTTTTCTCTGCCAGTACCGCTCGCGACTTGAGAGCTTGCGGCTCATCGGCTGATCTGGCGGAAGAAGTCGCGCTTCCAGGCGCGGCGCTTTTCCGCCTTTGCGGCCGTGCGGTAATCGCGGTAGAGTGACAGCAGCGCATACATCGCGGTGCAGTAGGCAGCGCAGCCGAGCAGCACGCAGCTGACAGCGACCGAAGCCGGCACCACGCCGGTAATGCCGAACACCGCCGCCAGCGCGACCGATACCGCGCCCATCGACGCCGCGATCTTATACGTTTTCTTTTCCATTTCTGTTTACCTCCCTCTTCGCGCGGAGCTCCCACGCGAGCTCTTGCAGGCGCCGAATGCGTTCCTGCATTTCTTCCTCCGAGACGCCGCGATAGCAGTCGTCGTCGATCCGCACGACGCCGTGCGGATATTTGTACTCAGCAACGATAGCCATTGCATTCGCCTCCCTCATAGATATTATGTCATTCCTGCTCGTCCGTTGCCTGTCCGAGCATTTTTGCCTTCTCGAGCTCGATGCGCGCGGCAATGACCAGACTCTCCGGCGCTTCCGGGTCTGCGAGCAGCGCCTCCGCGCTCATCGCGAGATATTCGTTATATGGTTTCATACAGGTATCACCTCAATCTTAACCGCCTTGTCCATCCACTCCGTAACTTTCGCGATGGTTTCATTCTTGTCCTTGCAGAAAAACTGGCGCATCACCCGGCCGCCCCGCGGCCGCTCAAGCATCACCCAGACCTCATACTTCACGGTGTTCTCCATTTCAATCTTCCTCATCGATTACAATGCCGCCATGAATGATGACGCGCTTATTGTTCAAATCGAAAAATACCTCGTTATCGTTCTCGGAAACATCAAACTTGCCGTTCCATTCTTTGATCTTCTCGCCGGTGTTGCTGTACACCGTTACCGTGCGGTGCAGGCCGCCGCCAAAGTCACTTCCGATGCTCTTACCCACTCGGTCGCATCCGGCACAGCCGGAAAACATAGCCGCCATCGCGCCTACCAGCGCGACCAGTATTGTTTTCTTCATTTTCGTATTCCTTTCGTTTTCCTTCTCTGCTATACTGAAAAGCAGAAAGGACTGATTTTTATGCCTAAAAATGTGTCTATTGCAGCTGAAACGCTCCTCTTCAATCTTTACCATACTTTCCGTCAACGCATAAAAAATGGTAAAAACCGGATGGAAGCAGTAAGATTCAGCAAACCGCTGGATGAATCCCTTTTTCCCGACCTGCTGTTACTTGGGCTTGAGGACGGTATTGAAATTGCACGCTCGCAAGGTTGGATTGAAGAACTTACAATGGACTATGAACTCACTGTCGCCGGCATTGAATATGCTCAAAGATACGAACAGAAAGAACATCTGATCGATGCAGCTGAAGCTGCAATCCGTCAGGCAAATGCAGCCGAAAAAAACGCAGCGCTCGCCCAGCAAGAAGCGGATCAGGCGAAAAAGAATGCATTTAGATCAAATCTTTTCGCCATTGCATCTCTTGTCATTTCAGTGATTTCCCTTATTCTCCAATATCATCAATATCATTTTCTTCGATAAATCATGCCTGCAATTTGAAAACCAATGGCAATACCCAACGTCAGTGCCTGGATCAGCATAAGCAAAGCCTCTGTTTTATCCATGGTGTCACCCCTTCCCTTCCGCCTGCTCGGCGTCCAGCGCGAAAAGATATTCAAAATCAGCGTGAAACAGACCCATAACCTGTTTCGCTTCGCTCATTTTGAAATCTTTTCTACCCTTGAGTTTATTTCGCATTGCGCTTTCGCTGATGTCACAGACGTCTGCAAGCTGCTTTGTGTTAATCTTCTGCTTGAACATCTCAAGTTCCAAGTTTGGATACATCAACAACGCTCCTTTCTTATTGAAAACAATAAAATCTTGTTGACGTAAACCGCCCCAAACCTTATACTTATAATCATCCCATTAAAAGAGGAGGTGGTGTTCATGGAGAAACTTACTAAGTTTCTTATGACGCCCCCCTGTTCTGTCCGCGTGTAAACCAGACGCTAAGTTAGTCAGGCAAGTGTGCATGACACAAAACTACTTTCATCCTCACAAAGAATGGTCGTTTCGGGACCTCAGCAGTCGGAAAACCAGCGACAATGCTTGTGCAGGGGTTGGGGCGGGATTCATGCCAAGCCGTACATCTGCCGAAACCAGATGTACGGTTTGTTTACGCCTCGAAATACCCTTACTCGTATTTCTTGAATATAGAATATACCCTTTCTGATAATCTGTCAATAGCATTTTATCAGAAAGGGTATATTTTTATTGTAACCGTTTATATTTTGTGGTATAGTAAGGCAAAGGAGATGAACGCATGAATATACTTGACAAGCTCGACTTGTTAATGCACGAACGAGGACTGAATAAGCGAACACTTTCCCAGTCCTGTGGCATACCCTATACAACAATTATCGGGCTGTACAGCAAAGGCTATGAAGGTGCACGAATGAGCACCGTCCGAGGACTTGCACACTTTTTCGGTGTATCAACGGACTATCTAATTACAGACGAAATCACCGACCCGCATTACGGTCTGTCGTCACCTGCCGCACCGGTCCCCGCCCTTTCCGCCGACGAGCAGCAGCTCATTACCGACTACCGTTCCCTGAACGAGCAGGGACAGGAATATATCCGTCAGACCATGTATATGGCAAAGCAAACGCATAAAAAAATGCCTGACCTTTCCGATCTGGAAAAGCAGGCATGAATAAAATAAGAAACTCAGGAAGTAAATATAATGAAACCATCTGTAGAAAGAGCTGTAACAGCCGTCTGTTGTGCTTTGCTGCTGACTTCGTTCGCATCTGCGCACTCCGGCAAAACCGATGCCAACGGCGGCCACTGGGACAACAGCACCGGTGAATACCATTACCACCACGGCTACCCGGCCCATCAGCACGAAAACGGCGTCTGCCCCTACGAACAGCCGGAAGCACAGGAGTTAGAAACCGATGACGAATACGAATATGACTACGGCCCGGAAGCCGAAACCGATTTTGACTCAAAGCGTGAAGCCTGGGCAAACGGCTATGCATCCGCGATCGAATATTCAAGCGACTCTACCTATAGCAGCAGTGCTTACAGCGAAGGCTACGACGAGGGCTACGATGAGGGCTACGAGCAAGGCCTCGCCGAAGGCAGGGAAAGCGGATCGGACGAAGGCCGCCAGGATGGTTATGAAGAGGGATACCGCGACGGCTACGCCGCGAGTGATTCCGCACCTGATAACGACATCATCGACCGCAGCGAGATCCACACGTCTGGCGAATCGCAGCCGATCAACGGAAAAATCGAAACAAAGAAGAAATTTACCCTGCCGGAATGGAAAATAGGTGAAACGGATGCAGTCGTATTTCCATTAGTCTGCGTTATCGCCGGCATTTCCATTATTGCACTTATCATTGCCATCATAAAAGGAAAATAAAAGGAGGAAACTCCATGCAAACCGAATACGCCCTCTATCTCCGCAAATCCCGCGCGGACCTCGAAGCCGAGGCGCACGGCGAGGGCGATACCCTCGCCCGGCACGAGCACATTCTGATGGAGCTTGCCAAGTCCCGCGCCCTGCCCATCGGCGCGATCTACCGCGAGATCGTCTCCGGTGAGCGCATCGCGAACCGTCCCGTCATGCGGCGGCTGCTCTCCGAGGTGGAGGACGGCCGCTGGAAGGGCGTGCTCGTCACCGAAACCTCGCGTCTGGCGCGCGGCGATACGATAGATCAAGGCATTGTCGCCCAGGCGTTCAAACTCTCGGGCACACTGATCGTCACCCCGTCCAAGATCTACGACCCCACGCAGGAAGCGGACGAGGAATGGATGGAATTCGGCCTGTTCATGTCGCGTCAGGAGTACCGCATGATCCGCCGCCGTATGACCGCCGGCATGAATGCAGCCAAGCGTGAAGGACGCTTTATCGGCAACGTCGCGCCCTATGGCTACGAGCGTTTTAAGCTGGACGGCCGCGGCTGGTCTCTGCGTATCGTGCCAGAGCAGGCCGAAATCGTGCGCATGATTTTTGATCTTTATAACTCAGGTCTCGGATATTGCAGAATTGAAAAGCGCCTGAATGAGCTGCACGTTCCGGCTCCAAAGGGTGAAAAATGGACATCTGCCACGATCCCCGGTATAATTCAAAACCCCCACTACATCGGCATGATCCCGGCAGGCCGCCGCCCCGGAAGGAAGGTCGTAAAAGATGGCGAGGTGAAGCTGATACGTCCGCGCCAGAAATGCGAGCTGTACCCCGGGATGCACGAACCGATCATCTCGCGCGAGACCTGGGATAAAGCGCAGGCACGCATCGGCAAAAACCATGAAGCAAGAGTGCCGGCAGGCCGCAGGCAGAGCAACCCTCTCGCCGGTCTGCTTGTCTGCGACTGCTGCGGCAAGAACATGCAGCGCCGACCGCAAACCAGCAGAGGAAGTCAGACGCAAATCCTTTGTCCGACGCGCGGCTGTCCGACCGTTGCGCACAACGCAGACGAGCTCGAGGATATGGTTATTGATTCTCTGCGCGTATTCCTCGCGAAGCTCGAGGCAGGAAAGCCTGCAAAAACAGATGTTTCCGCGGAATATGCCGCACTCGAAGAATGCATGAAAAAGCTGAAGGACCTCGAAGCGCGTCAGCGCCGAACGTTTGAACTCGTCGAGGACGGCACATATACGCGGGAGATCTTCCTCGCGCGCCAGGCAGAACTCACCGCCGAGCGCGTGAAGATTGAGCAGCAGAAAGCAGAGCTCGAGGAGGCAATCGCAAAGAAGAAGCAGGAAGCCGAAGCACAGAACAGCCTCGCCCCTGCCGCACGTCAGGTCCTCGAGGCGTACAAAAAAGATATGTCCGCCGAAGATCGAAACCGCCTGCTCAAGAAGGTCATCGACCATATCGACTATCACAAAAGAAAAAGAACCAGATGGAACCCCGAAAGCGACCTCTCAATAACCCTGCACCCGGTCGTCACTTCTTCAAACCCTCACCGATAACATCAATGTACGGGTGAACTTGCGCCTCGAAGTTATCCATAACAAAACCACCGCCTCTCGGCGGTGGTTTTTCCATTTTCACCTGAACACTGGTAAGCCCTTCAGCGCGCTCGGTTTTCTCAGTCCCGACGAGCCGCCGCTCTTCCTGCTGCCAGAGCTCTTTTTCGAGCTAGAAGCGGCAGACTTGCCGCTTGCAATCGTTCCAGCGCTTGCAGAGCCGCTATAAACAAGGTTGGAGCCGGCGCCATACCCTGGAATGTAATTCCGCGGATCCACGAAGTCACCGTCCTTCTGCACTTGAAAATCGAGATGCGGACCGGTCGAGTTACCGGTCGAACCGACCTTGCCGATCTGCTGGCCTGCTTTGACTTCCTGACCAACAGAGAGACCTTCAAGCGAACCATCAAGCATGTGGTGATACTTTGTAATAATACCGTTGCCGTGATCAATTTCGACAGTATTTCCATATCCGCCATAATCACCCTTGTAAACGAGTGTGATCTTGCCACCCATCGCAGCCTTAACAGCAGTGCCGGCAGGCGCAGCAATGTCAATCGCCTTGTGATTGGTAGAGGAGGATTTGCCGTTGCTCGTGGCGAAAGAAGAGCGAGATCCGAACCCGCTCGAGATCGTGCCTCCCTCGACCGGGTTCACAGCGTCAGACTTCGAAGATGAATACTTCGAAACATCCGTCGCACCCCACGGATTATTCTTTGAGGTCTTGCCGCCCTTCGCAGCCTGCCAAAGATAGCCGCGCTGCTTGTCCGTCAAACCAGGGATGCACTTAACAGCCGCCTCGATCTCAGCAGATTTATAGCTGCCGTTTTCGTCGTAATCATTAGCCTTGAGTGCGACCTGGAACAGAGCGTAAATCTCCGGTTTGATCCCAGCCTCATTCGCCATGTATGCCTTTGCCTTCCAGCCTGTGAGATCCTTTCCGTCGGCGATAGCCTGCGTATACTCATTGCAGTATTCGCGCAGCGTCGTGTGGCCGTCGTCGTTGAGATCTTTGTAGAAAGCATTATCCTTGAGCCTTTTCTCCATATCGGAAACAGTAAACGGATTGCTCTTGTTGCTGTCAGTGTATGTGCTCATCAGCACGCCTTTCTGCTCATCAGAGAGGTTCGTATAGCTGTCGAGAATGCTCGCAATGTTCGAGGCATTATCCGCGCCCGTTCCCTTGAACTCCTTCTGATATTCAGCAAGGTCACCCTTGAACTTCACGTAATCAGAAGCATTGACGACACCCTTAACACTGTCGTTCCACTTCTCGCGATCCGCTTTGCTCATCGCAGAAACGATGAAATAATCAGCAAAAGCGTTCACCTCCGAATCAGAAACGTCCGGGTTGGAGGCATATTCGTTCAAAATGTTTGCAAGGAGTGTGTTGGTCGCATAGAGCTTGTTGTCGCCTCCCTCAGTATAGTCAGCTGCATCAACAAGATTATCGCTGTTGGCCTGCTGAAGGATTTCGTCCCACTCAGCAAAAAGCTCGACAGAAATGCCATGCTTCGCAGCTTCAATCGCGTCACTCTGGCGCGACTCGCGGACCATCTGCGAAACCTTGAACGCCGTTTCCGAGGTATAGAAACCGCTTTGTCCGCCGGAAATGAGATTTTTATCGAGAAATTCCTTCTGAGCAGTCGAAAGATCATTATCGTTGAACAGCATCGCGCGAGCCTGGCCAGCCGAAACATCTCTGTTTTCATTGCTCTCAGAAATCGCGCGCATGGCCTTGATGGCGGCGAAAACCGCCTCGGAGTTGTCGACCGCGTTGCCGTTCTCGTCCCTGTGCCAGCTCATGCGCTCGCGCAGCGTGTCGAAGGCCTTGGTTTCCTTCGCGCTCAGCGTGTCGTAGCCGTTTTCCGACCAGTCCTGTGCGGTTTTGAGGGAAGATTTGCCGAACAGCATCGCCTGTGCCCAGTCGCGCGGCGTCTGGCCGTATACCGGGAACTGGAGGATCTTCTCGCCGTTCTTGTTGACGCCGTAGCTGCCGCCCGCGCCCACCGTCACCGCGCCCTCGATGGTTCTCTTGAGCGCACCGCCGCCGAACGGCAGCAGCAGATACGCCGCAGGCTTTGCGGCCTCCTTCGCGGCCGTAAAGGCGATGCGTTTCGGGTCATAGCCCTGCGTGATTTCGTCCGCGACCTTGCCGACATCCGGGAATGCAGCGGAGATCGGAACACGGCCGCCGCCGATCAGACCGCCGACGAACGGCAGCTGTTCGGCAATGCCCTTGCCGAGCGTGAACGCCGTATCCACGCCGGACTTTTTCTTCTCGTCGTCATCGTCGCCGAGACCGAACGCTTCCGCGATCAGGCCGATGGGGTCGAGCGCGCTGTCGCGGCCGGTCAGCTCGTGATAGATCCTGTTGTAGAAGAAGGCGAGCGTGAACGCCTTGGTGAGCGCGAGACCGGTCGAGGCGATGGCCGCCGCCCTGCTCTTGCCCTCCATGTGCCGCGGCAGGTCCTTGAAGAAATACCGCAGCTGGTTGTTGGTCTCGAGCTGATACATCGTGAACACCTTGACGAGAGGGTTCTTCATCTCGAACGCGCCGGGCGTCGCGCCCTTGGAGCGGTCTGCCATCAGCGAGGAAGCGAAGCTGTCCGCCTCCGCGAACGCCTCGTCGAGCGCCATGTGACGGCCGATGTTCTGCGCGACACGTGCGCGCACGATGCTCTCGGCGGTGAAATGGTCGATGCACTCCATCGGCGCGCCTGCAAGGTCGCTGACCCGGCGCAGCGCGGTCTTGGAGATACTGTCCGAGCCGTAGCGGCTGGTGAGGAAGGTCGAGGTGTTGACGAAGCCGTCGTCCGAAAACGCCGCGCGCACGGTCTCCGCCATGCCCTGCAGCAGGCTTTTCGTGTCGATCTCGCCCGCCGCCTGCGTCAGCGGAATGAAGTTCGTCAGCCACGAGCCGGGATTGAGTGTGATCATGTTCGCCGCGACACGGCTTTCCACGTTCTTGGAGATCTCGTAAACGTCGCGTCCCACGATATCCTCGATGCCGCGGTCTCCGCGGTGTTTCTTGCCGCAAAGGCTGTCCGTGTAGCGCCGCAGCTCGGTGACGAAGTTGCGCATGCCCGCCTCCTTCTGCCGGAGCAGAGGGTCGATTGCGCGCTGAAAGGCGGTGCGGTCTCCGCCGTCGTCGTAGACAGCCTCGATCTCCTGCCGCCGTTTCAGCGGATCTTTCATGAAGTCCGACTTGATCTCGTCGATCTTCCGCTGTGTTCCCTCGTCCGACAGCGTATAGCGGACGCTGTCCTCGAGTGCGCGCAGCTTCTGGATCTGATCTGTGAGCATGATGTAGTCCGAGATCTCCGAAACATACTGGTCGAAGCCCGTCACTGCGTCATAGACCGTGTTTTTGCCTTCGCGGTGCTGCAAATGCCGCTCCCACTGATGGCCGGGGCGGAACTTCTCGGTCAGACCGGCGAGGTCTGTCGTGAGCGTGTCGCGGCCGGTGAGCTTCATGCCGATCCGCCACATCGCGCGCGCGAGGAGCGTGTCGGGCGCCTTCTCTGTAAAGTGCGGGAAATAGTTTCCGCGCTTCTGCGTCGGCTCGAGGCCGTTTCTGACCTCGGCGTCGTTGATCATGTCGAACAGCTCGTCATAGGTCTCGCGGAACACGTTTGCGGCGTGGTTCAGCCGTGCTTCCGTCTCGCCGTCCAGTCGGATGCCGTGCTCCTCGGCATACTGGAGCGCCGCGGCCTTCTCGCCCTCGCCGAGCATCTGCACGATTGCGCTCTCGTGGCGGTTGAGGTTCAGCCCGCTGATGCGCTCGCGCAGGCGGTTCTGGAGGCGCGTGGACTCTGCCACGCTCTCGTGCACCGGCTTCAGGTATTCGCGGATGAACTCGTCCGCCTCGGCGCGGTGCTGTTTGCCGAAAATGTCGTATATGTTGCGCTCCGGCGTCTCGGTGAGGTAATACAGACCGCGCGCCTTGTCCGAGGCGTAGGACGCGATCGTCTCCGCCCACTCTGCCGCCTGCATCTCACGTTCGAGCCGCACGCGTCTGTTGTACTCGCGCACGGGTGCAAGTGTCTCGCGCCGTTGCTTTTCGAGCTCATACAGATGCAGCGCGGCTGGCTGATTTTCGCAGTCCGCGAGGATTTCGCTGTGTCCGCTTGCAGACGCAGCCTGAAGCAGGCGCATATCGTTGTCCGACAGCTGCGCCTGCCGGCGCACGGACTCGATCTTGCGGTCGAGAGGACGGACCTCGTCCCAAGCGGACCGCAGTTCGCGGTACGTCTCGCGGTTTGCCTGTTCGCTCTTCGCGTTCCGCCGTGCGACCGCGTCCATCAAGTCGAGGTAGTCGGCCGCCGTGCGCTTGGCCTTGCCGCCCGCTCTGCGCATCTCATCCGAGACCGGCGCATATCCCGCCGCCGTCCCGGCGTCAGCCTGTGCCCTCTTCTCCTTCGCCTCCCGCATCGCCTGTTCCGGCGTTTTGCCGTACTGCATCGCCTCGGAGAGCGGAATATTTGTGTCGGAGGTATTGCTGTTTCCTGCATTCTGGCGTATACTGTTAGCAGCAAGAGTATCATCAGACAACAACCCCGGCAATTGGAGCCGGCCGTCAAGGGTCTGATTGAAGCTCTTGTTTTCTTTTGGCAGATACCTCCGTGCATCTCCGTTGACAAGCCCCATCAAATCTGCTACAGTAATATAAGAGGACGTTGAAGGGTCGTTAACACCGAAAGGCATCGTGGCGGCTGAACTGGATGCGTCCTTCAAAGAGGAAGCTGAAGGGTACTCACCTTGCGCCGTCTGCTTGGCGGCGAGTGTTGGCTGTACTGAACTGGATGCTTCCTCTTTTTCTATGCTCTCCAGCGCCAGCACCTTGTTATCGTATGCCGAAGCGTACTGTTCCGGTACTCCGTATGTATTAAAATACTCTGCAATATTCTGAGGAATCTGCTGATTGCCCAGTTGATATTCCTTTACCTTGAGTTTCACCGGCTGTACGCCATCGTTTGTGCGTACCGCGCCGAACAGCGTATAAATACCTGTTGCGCTGGTGTCCCCGTGCGTGATCGGCTCAGCGCTCGTCAGTACAGAATGTGCAATGATCTGCTGAATCTGCTTTGCCGCACTGATTTGAAGCTGACCGCCATTGCTGAACGAGTGTTCCAGCGTTTTCGGTGTCACAAACACCATTTCGCCCGTGTCGTAGTTCGTCACCGGCTGACGGTAAAGCTGCTGGGCTTCCTCGCTGTTCATAAAATTCCTGCGCTGCTCCCTGTAGCTGCCGGCCGGCGTTTCCCGAATATCTACAACTCTAACATCCGGCTTTTCGATGAGTTCATCGTAAGTCGGTATTTTTTTGCCTGCAAAGCCGTTTGCAGTACCATCCGGATTGCCGAACAGGCCGTCACGCGCATTCATTTCCTCGTGCGCCGCAAGGTATCGTGTGGTATAGTCCGCGATCGTCTGCGACATCTTTTCCCGTGCCGCGTTCACCGCCGCATCGCGTCCTGCTCCTTCCGGCAGGCTGCGCGCCGCGCGCAGCTGTGCATCTGCGTCCTGAAGGGAGCGCACGACGTCGCGCTCATAGGCGGTATCGTCATAAATGCCGCCCTCATTTCGCTGTGCGAGCTTCGCGCCGACAGTACCCGCAGTACCGAACACCAGGCCGCCGAACGCGCCGCCCGCAGCGCTCTGAGCGAGCTCTGCAAGGCTGAATTTCGCGTCCGGGTCTGCGGCGGCGAGGTCGGAAACGTAGTTCAGGAAGTACGAAACGCCCTCCTCGGTGGCCTCGGTGCCCATCTGCCGCAGGATATTCTTTACCGCGTTCGCGCCGCCGGAGTGCAGGATTTCGGCCATCCGTTCGAGCGGCAGCTTTTCGGTTGCGGCCTCGATGATGCCGGAGACCGTGCCCCTGCCGAGCGCCTCGCCCGCGCTTTTTCCCTGCTCGTTCAGCTCAAAAGCGCGCTGACCGGCCGCCTGCGCGCCCATCACGAGTGAGCCGAGCGCCGTACCCACGACCGGAACCGCGCTCGTAGCCATCGTCGAGGCGTTCGAAGCAAGCGAGATCGCCTGTTCGGCCACCCAGCGCGGCGCAGGCGCGAGACCGGCCTCGGCGTTTGCCTGTGCCTCGTTTGCCTCGCGCAGGACACGCTGAGACCAAAGGTTCTGATCTACGCCCTTCTCGACCTTGAGCGAATTCTTCTCCTCGCGCACGCGCTGAAGCTCGTTGTAAACCTGCTGATAGTCTGCCGGAACTTTGCCGTTCTCGTCCTGACTCTGCATGTTCTGGAGCTGAAGCTCGAGCTGCTTCTCCTGCTCCTCGAGCCTCGTGAAGACCTCGTTTTCCTTGTTTTCGCTCTGGTTCGAGATGGCCTGCTTCACCGTGTCGACGAAGGACGGAATAGAGGCCTCGAGGCGCTTGCCGACCGCAGTCAGACCCTGACCGAGCCGGTCCGAAGCGTCCCGCAGACGCAGATTTTCGCGCACATATTCGAGCGTCTGCTCGTCCGCGCCGCGCAGGGCGAGATCTTTCACGGTCTCGTCTGCACTGAGCCGCGGCTGATACGTCGCGCCGTACTGCTGGTAGATCGCCTGCATCTCCTTCTGGAGGGCGTCCCGCGCCTCGTCCCGCGCCTTGGTGTCCGCGTCCGTCCACGTCTCACCCGAGCGGTTTAACAGATTTGCAATAATGCTGTGCGCCTTCTGACCGCTCTGGATGGCGTGATACGGGTCATCCGATGTCGCACCGCGCACTGCTTCCAGAATGGACGGCTGAGCCGCCGTGCGCGAGGTGTCACGGACAAAATCCTTCGTCTGTGCAACGTCGCGGAACTGCTTTGCGGTCTCCGCCCTGCCGCCGTAGATCTGCCGCGCCGCGAGCGTCAGCTCGTTGCCCTTGCTGTCGAAGGTCGAGCCGGTGTGGGTGTCGTAGGCGTAGCCGCGCCGTGCGCGGATGGCGCTGTTTTCGGCCTCAAGACGCCGCCGTTCGGCCGCGTCGCTCGTCTGATGCCATTTCAGCGAGTTCGCAGCGAGTGCCGCCCGGTCCTTTTTGAGCGCCGCCGCGTTCGCCTGTGCCGCCTGCCGCTGTCCCTCGCGTGCCCGCGCCGCCCGCGCGCGGCGCGTGTTGTCGTTCCTGATGTTCTGCTGTGTGCGCTGTGCGAGCGACTGACCGACCGAGAACGTCGGCAGCTGCTTCACCGCAGCTGTATGCGTGGCTTTCGGTGCCGTCTGCCGTGCCGCAGGCTTTGCCACCTGCGAGGGCGTCACGCCCTTCCAGCTTGCCGAGGACTGCACCGCCGGGCGGCTCACCGTCGTTTTCGGTGCCGTCTGCTGTGCAGGCTTTGCGACCTGCGAAGGGGTAACGCCGAGCCACGATTTGGCAGACGGCAGATTGACGCGCTGCTGCTGCGCGGCCTGCTGCGCACGCTTTCTTCTGCGGCTCTCCTCGAGCTTGTCGCGGCTGTATGAATGGCTCATGCTGCTTCCTCCTTAAAGAGCGGGAGCGGCGCAAAGGCCGCCCCCGAAACCGGTTTAGAACTGCGTAGAATAATACTTGTTGGTGAGATCCTGTCCGGTAGTCTGAGAATTGGTATACCGGGTCTCAGCGTTGAGATTGTCGATCTGCGCCTGAATGTACTGAAGCTGCTTGCGTGCGGTCTCCATGTCGATCTTGCCGGCCTCGAGATCCTGCTGAACCTGCTGCTTCTGAAGCTCGAACTGACGCGCCGCGAGCGTCGCCTGACCGTTGTAAGTGCCGCTCTGCTCAGCCTGAGAAAGACCGAACTGCTGACCCCACTGGTACGCGGAGTTGATCTTGTCCACGTTCTCGAGCTGCTTTGCGGCGGTCTCCTTGTAGAGGTCCGCGAGCGCGTTCGCCTTCTCGATGTCGCCGTTCAGCCGCGCCTGGGTAATGGCGCGTTCGATTTCCGCGAGCGCCTCGGTCTGCGTAGTGGCGTTGCTGTTGAGGGCGTTCTGATACGTGTTGCCCGCCGAGATCATCGAGCTCTCCGTGATGCCGGATTTCGAGAGGCCCTGACTTGCAAGCCCCTCGGCATACGAGCCGTTCGGGTTGATGGCGGTCATATACGCCTTCTCGGCCGCGGCATTGTTCGCCTCGGTGTTCTTGCCGATGGTGGTTTTCTGGCTTTCGAGATTGTTGACCGCGCTGTCGATGGACGCCTGAAGCGCCTTCTGCTGTGCCGCGGCAGCGTCGTTCATCTTCTGCTCATAGTCGCTGTAGCCCTGCGAATAGCGGTTCGCCATCTGCTCACCGAGGTTCGCGCCGGAGATGCCGCCCGTAGAGATGTAGTCCGAGCCGTCCTCACCGCCGGAGTAGCCCCACCCGGAGCGGAGGCTTTCCGCCGCCTTGTGCGCGGCGTCCATGCCGGCCTTGTCGCCCTTCGCAGCCGCCGCAGCGTAATCGTCCTTGTATTTCTGGATCTGGTCTGCCTGACTCTGCGAGTTGTTCTTGATCGTCGCATCGTAGTGCGTGCCCTTCGGCGTATACGAGCCGCCGGACGAGGACGAGCCGCGTGAGGAAGAACTGGAAGACGAAGAAGAAGAGCCGCGCGAGGAAGAACTGGAAGACGACGAGGACGAGCCCTTGGAGCTCGATGCACCGGTCGCCTTGGCCGCACCCTTCGCGGAGGCGGCAGCGGAGGCGGCAGCGGAGGCTCTGATTGCCGCCGCGATGCTTGCGCCGAGAATGCTCATTTACTTCGCCCCCTTCCCGATGAGACCGAGCCGCTGGAGCATGACCGCAAGCTGTTCGCGCGTGAGCGGAGCCTGCGGCGCGGAGCCGTCTGTGATACCGGCGTCCGTCAGCGCCTTCCAGGCGTCCGCCGCCCAAGCGTTTGCGGTTTTGCGCTCGTTTTCCTTCTCATAGCGCTGCAAGAACGCCTTAAAATGTTCGTAGGTCAATGTTGTTTCCTCCTTCTTCGGTTCGGGTTCAACCGGCGCGGTCAGCAGTGCCTTGAACTTACGCCACAGACTTTCGTCGCGTACCCACGGCTCGGGGCACAGCTTGCCGGTGACATCATAGTGCCGCACGACGTGATCTGCGTCAATGCCGTACTTCGTCATGAGATGCTTGACCAACTCGACGGCACGGTCTACCGTCTGCGGCGTGATGGTGTACTTGCCACCTACGATGTCGCTGCACATTTCCACACCCAACGAATTGCGGTTCATACAAATGCCGCGTAACGGGTGATGCGAGCTCTCGAGATCGCCGCCGCAGTGCCATGCTGCATCTCTATCACGCACGGACTGCGTAACGCTGTCCTCATCGACAAAATAGTGTGCACTTGCCCGTCGGCCTGCGCCCTGAAAATAGTGCGCATTACCCTCGTCGGTGTCACCGTCGTTGGCGGTATAGTGCATGACGATGTACTTGATCGAATTTCCGCCGCGGCCGGAGTAGTAGTTACTCGGATCAGCCGGCACAAACGGAATGTTCATCAATCGTTCTCCTCCCCTAACTTATCCACTGCGTCCTTTGCTGCCGCGAGCGCCTTCTGCAGCCACTGCGGCACCGGCGCGCCGAGCGCGACGGCATTCTCGACGATGCTGCCGAGCTCCGTAAGGGTGTACCACACCACTACCATCGGGCACAGCAGCACAGTGTACTCAAACGGCAGCGTAACGCCGGGGATGTGTCCGATCAGCGTGCCGATCAGCAAATCGGCGACGCCTGCGACAATGACCACGACGATGCTGCCGCACTTGTGCCAGATGCCGTCTCTGGCGGCCGGGGATGACCACTTGCCGGCGCGGCACGCCACCGCCGAGCCGGTGAGAAAGTCAACAGCCATGCAAAAGATAAAGAGCACGACCAACCAGCCGAACCACCCCCAGAGCGCGGTGAGAATGGCGATGATTGCTGCAATCGCAGCCTTAAAATGCGCTACATTTTCCATGATTTTTACCTACTTTCTTACGCGATAACGCGATTATATTCGTACTGTACGCGGATTGGATTGATCTCCGCATAGATGAGCGTCGTTTTCGGGTCGGTATGCCCCAAAAGGTGCTGTATTACCGTGAGGTCCATACCGGCGCTCAGCGCATGCGACGCGAAGGTGTGCCTCATGAGATGCGGATACAGCGGCCGCTCCATGCCGATGCGCTTGCCCAGCTTAGAGATAATCTTTTCGATACCTCTATCTGACAGCGGTTCGTAGGGCGCACGGCTGCTGGAGAAGAGCGCCTCTCCTCCCTTGCGGCCTTCGATGTACAGCTGCAGCATGAGCTTGGCCCTCACCGAGAAATACACTGTCCGCTGTTTGCCACCCTTGCCGATCACCTTGCACTTGCGCTCCTGCCAGTCGATGTCCTGCACACGCAGTCCGGCGACCTCAGACACACGACAGCCGGACGAGACCAGAAATTCGACCAAAGCCTTTTCCTTGTAGCCCTTGCACCCATCGCGGATGAGCTCCAACTGCTCGGCCGTCAGCGGATGCCGGGCACGCAGCTTGTCGATACGCAGCGACTTGATCTTGCGCATTGGGTTCTTTCGGATCGCGTCCTCATCCGTCAGCCACTGGAAGAAGCTCCGCAGGCAGTTGATGTGCGCTTGCACCGAGTTGTCTTTGAGATGCCGCTCGTCCACGAGGTACGCGATATGCTCGCGCAGGTCGTCGGTCGAGATTTTCTGAACCGGCTTTTTTATCCGCGCAATCAACACCCTCAGCCGCTCACGGTAGCCCTCCAGCGTCTTCGGCCGGCAGCCGTCGATGCGCTTCGCCGCCAGGAAAGCGTCAACACGCCTCGGCAGGTTGCTCCGCTCATACACCTTGGCAGGCATAATCTCGTAGTCATGCAAGATTTTCGCGATCTCGCCCGCACATTCGGGCATTAAAGCGGTAAGTTTAGCTAACAGGTCCATTTTTGCAGTCATGGCGCACACACTCCTTTGCCATCATTGTAACATGATATTGCACGGGCGCCTATGGCAAAGCGACTCAAGGACTGCGGCGAGTTATCGGGTCAAAACGACGCTGATGTGCTCACAGAACCCGGCTTTTATCGGGGAGGAGACACGTCGAAAATGTTGCTGCACGCCCCGATTTTCTCGTACGCATGGACTTTAGAAGTGCTTGCAAATTCAGCATGGAACGTCGGAGTGACACAGCGGTTTATCGACTACGAGACCCGACGCATGTACATCCGCTCTAATCACCCTATCGAAAGCGGCTGGGTGTGGTATGACTGGGTTGAGGTTGCACAATGCAAAACGCCCGACTACCATGCATTGTCACTTGCCGATGGAATACAAAGTCATGGTACTGCGGTGTACTGGAAGGACCAATTTAATGTTGTGTCCATAATCTTTGATTATGGATCTAAAAAAAGCGGTTCGTTTATCCCAGACGACTGGGAACTGCTTGCCACGCTGCCTGAGGGGTTTCGACCATATGGCGACAACTGGCGTATGTGCGATGACTCGGAAAGCGGCAGCGCCGTTGCGACCTGTCGTGTCAGCGCAAATGGTGAACTGCGGTATCGTGCGTCAACTCAGTCGCAGCACCTAAATCTTTTTGGGCATATCTACATCACGTACATCGCCATGAATTAAGTGCATGGGAAAGAAATATTCAGATACACATAGGCAACCCCCGAGGTAGCAATAATCACGGTAACATTACCGCCTGTAGTGACCGAGCAACGTACTCCTACACCATAAGACGCCGTTACAGGCAGTTCCAACGCATGTGCAGAGTGGAAACCCTCCGGTAAATACCCGATAGAGATGTAACTATCTTTAGCGAAGGTCCCGTAAATGCAGCCGGACACAGTGCATATGTTCTCTTGCGTTTTATAGTAGATAATGTCGCCAGTAAAGCCGTCCGCCAAAGGGAAATTATGCACTTCTGGAATATTCGCCGATACGATTTTCTGCCAGTCAGCTACCCACCCATTCGAGTCTGCAAAGCGTACATATCCTACATCTGGAATACTGGGGTAGGATCGCAATGCATAGGCGACATAGTGTTCTCCATGAAAAAAGAATACATTGTAGCCCCAGTCTTTTTCGCCATTTGGAATATCGGGACAGTTAATAGCATGGATAAAACCTGCATGATGACCGGCATTGTTCTCACTTTTCATGTAGTCGAAAATAGATGTTCCGGCCAGATACTTAGCCCGGCTTCCAAGGCGCTTTGCCGTAGGCGCCCGTGCAGCCGTTTACGCGGCCGCTACGTCCTTCGTACCGCCGAACTCGGCCGGCACCATCTCCGGCAGGCCGCACTCGTCGATCAGGATCTCCGCCACCTGCTTCTGGAGCTTTGCGGGAACCTTTTCAAACTCACATTTGCCGAGAATAACTCTCTGCGAAAATAACATAGCCATCATTTCTAGTTCTCCTTCTGATAATAAAATGTAGATTTTTAAGGTGATTTCCGCCAACAACTTACGCATAGACGATTTCCGCCATTTCAGCAATGCAGTCCTCATAAAAGGACTGCTGGTCGGCCAGCGCCGACACCTGCTGCTTGAGCTTAGCGTTCTCGCTTTCCAGTTCTGCGTTGGTTTTCGGTGCCGGCTTGATCTCCGGCGCCGGGTGCTCCTGCTCCCACGCCGCGATCTCGTCGGCCGTGGCGGTCTCCTGCCAGTCCGAGCCGCCCCAGATCGGCGAGAGAAAGCCGGTGCTGCCGGCGTGCTGACGCATGACCGGCGGCGAGGCATCGACAAGCTGCTCGCCGTCCTTTAA